TGACCTTAAAAGTAAAAAAGAATCAGGGTTTGGCTTTTTGAACACAGTTGCAGCCAGCGTTAAGGGATTTGCGATATTTACGCTCAAGAAAAACCACAGACACAAAATAGTACCAGAAATTTTGGAAATCTATAAGAATTACACAGACTAGGCATATATATAAGAAAATGGCAGCTGGAAAATTTTCATTCACAATCGAGCAGGGATCAACACTAAGCTTCGAATTGCAGTATAAGGACGCAAGTGGAGATCCAATTAACCTTTCCGCATATTCCGGAAGAATGCAGTTAAGAGAAGCAGTTGATTCCAGCACAGTATTAATTGCCCTATCGAGCTCTAGAGCTGCAGATGGTACAGGATTAAATTTTAGCGGATCAAACGGAGTAACACCACCTGCATCTGGATCTATAGGTGTATATATATCAGCAGCATCCTCCTCAGCGCTAACATTTAACGAAGCAGTTTATGATTTGGAAATTGTATCAGGTTCTACGGTTACAAGAATACTTGAAGGTAAGGTAAGACTTTCTAAGGAAGTAACTCGATAAATGAGCAACAGAGTCAATATATCACAGGCAGCAAATGATGTCAACATTTTAACTAGTGATAATGCAATCTCAATAACAAGCGAAGCATTAAACACGACGGTTGAAGTTACCCAGCCTGTAACGAGTGTTGTGCACATATTAACAGGACCCGCAGGACCTTCAGGCCCATCAGGACCTGTAGGCCCAACTGGAGCGGGAATCTTCAGCGAAAAAATACAAGGTAGCGATCTCTTTTTCACAACATCATCTCTCGAACTTACTGGTTCCTTTACGGTAGGTAACAACTATGCTGACATATTCCTTGTAAAAAATAGCATCGGTGAATTGATACTAAAAGTGACACAAAGCGGTTATATAGTATTGGCTACTCAGTCCGTGGAGTTAACTAATCCAGCACCACTAGGAGCTATCTATTTCACATCGAGCTCATTCTTTGTTGGATTGGATTAATATCACATATTGACGGAGTTTTAGCAATAACGTGAATACTTATATAAAGAACAAAAATAATAAAATTGGAGTAATATGGCATCTTGGAAAAAGGTAATAGTATCAGGCTCGGTAGCCCAACTAGCAGCCGTATCGGCTAGTATTGGATTTAGTGGATCGTTTTTTGGTGATGGATCTGGTCTTAGTGGTGTAGCTGGATCGTTTCCAGCAACTCCCCTAGGTGGTTCTTCCCTGCAGACAACTAAGTTCTTTGTCAATGATGGAGCTAGTAAATTTGTATCCGGATCACAAGTTGCTAATTATGTTTACTCCGGAGTTTCTGGAGATGCTACCATTGCCGCTGGCGGTGCATTGACAATTGGTGCTAATGCTGTTGAGGGCTCAATGCTAAATTCAAATGTAGCTGATGGTACAACAACCCAACTTACTGGTAACCAGTTAGTCGTACTAAAGGTTCCTAATGCACTAACAGCAGGATCAGGTTTGCTTTCTGGAGGCACCTTTGATGGAGCAGCTGCAAGAACCTTCTCTGTTGACTCCGGCTCATTCCTACCATACATTTCCGGAGCTGTATTTAGCACTGTCAGTGGTGATATTACAGTCACTAGCGCAGGAGTGGCAGCAATTGGTACTGGTGTTATTGTCAATGCAGACGTTAATGCAAGTGCAGCAATTGCTTACACTAAGTTGGATTTCGCAGGATCATCTCATGTATCAGCATCATCGCTTTCTCCAGGAGCCCAGGGCGAGGTAGCAATTACAGTTAATGGTGTTGCTCAGACTGCAGTTGATTTGGGGTTACAAACAACAGATTCACCGAGCTTTGCAGGTGTAACTGCCGATAACATTCGGATCGGTATTACTGGTGCAAATGAAATTGATACAACTTCAGGCAACCTAACAATCGATTCAGCAGGAGGTTTAGTAACAATCGATGATAATCTAAGTGTTACTGGAAACGCAACTATTAGCGGAGATCTAATTGTATCCGGTACAGCATCCTTCCAAAACACTCAAAATCTATTAGTAGCAGATAGATTTGCACTATTTGCATCTGGATCTGTTGCAACCGGAGACGGTGGTATTGTTATACAACAAGCAACACAAAACGTAGGTGAATTGTTTGGATACGATAGTGGTGCAGGTCGATGGGCGTATACATCATCTTTTAGCGCAAATAGCTCAACATTTACTCCAGCAGCATATGCAGGTGTAGTTGAGTTTACAGCAGGAAATCCATCAGTTGATCCATTATATGGCGGATCATCGAACGGATATGGTACTATATTTGTAAACACATCTAATGGAGATATTTTTATCTATTCGTAAATTAATTAAAGGGTTGTATATGGGATTAGTTGCACAGAATATACGGACGCAGAATGAAGCTACTATTAGTGGAGCACAGGATAGCGATCTAACTCCACAAGAACTGGAAGCACTACTTAGGTTGATAAAAAAGACCACGTTCGTTGGAGAAGACGTAGAAATGGTGTATACTTTAGTAGTAAAACTGCAAAAGCAATACTTACAAAAAACCAAATAGCAAATAATATGTACGATGTTACAATGACCCTTGACGACTTACTATTCATAAGGCAGTCGCTAGATGCAGTGAATATCCAAGGAAAGAATGCAAAGTTTGTATCCCAACTCCAGACAAAGATTGAAGCGGAGATTGATGAAATCAAAACACATATGGAATCCGAGGAACGGGCAAAATTAATAGCACTAGCCCAGGTTGCAGAGCCCGCTTCAAAGAAAAAGTAACATACTTATGAGTAAGCTGTTGGCCTTAATAAGGAAGTGGGCTCATACACGGCATAGTGTGTGTAACCAACCGCAGCTGCAACTATATAAAAAGACTGTATGCCAAATTGGAAGAAAATTATTACAAGCGGCTCGGACGCTGCACTGAATTCACTAAACATATCTGCAGCACTAACTGCCAGCGGTAACATATATCCGACAGGATCTGGCATCGATCGCCAAGTACTTAAAACAGACGGACTAGGTAACATAGTATTTGGATATTCGGAAGAGATTGTAGCAGTAGTTAAGAATGTGTCAGGAGGAACCCTAGCCAAAGGCACACCAGTACACGCAACAGCATCTGGAACGTCTGGGAACATTGTAGGAATTATTGCAGCTTCTGCATCCGATGCAACTACAATGCCTGCAACATTTGTGTTGAACGAAACCCTGGCTGATGAAGCTGAAGGAGAAGCCCTAGCTCTTGGTTTTATACAAGGTGTTAATACCTCAACGTTTGAGGCTGGGCAGATTGTCTATGTTGGCCCAAATGGTGGTTATGTTGGAGCTAAGCCGACTGGAAGCAGTCTGATACAAAATTTAGGCATTGTTACTAGGGTTCATGCGGTGAACGGTTCTGGTTATATTCTAGGATCCGGCAGGTCAAATGATGTACCAAACATAGAAGAAGGATATCTGTGGATCGGTAATTCGAGCAGCGTAGCAACACCTACAGCGACGTCATCTATACGGAATGTTATTAGCTCCTCTTTTGCTCAAACAGCCTCATTAGCTCCAAACTATGTTTTAACTAGCGTAACTAGTTCAATGTTAGCACCTTACGTTCTAACATCACAAACCTCATCAATGTCAGTGGCTTCTGCTTCAGTTGCTACTTCAGCCTCTTATGCTTTAACAGCTTCATTTGCTTTGAATGCTGGGGGTGGTGGATCATCATTCCCTTACACTGGCTCAGCGATCATATCAGGTAGTTTAACTGTAACTGGAAGTACTAACATACAAGGAGCTTTAGGTATATCTCGAGCATTAATGGAGAGAGCAGAAATAACAGTATCTGCATCAGGAGTATATACAATATATTCAGCCCCAACATCTTCATGTAGAGGCATATTTGCTGATTATACTTTAATATCAACTAATCCAGGAGGTAATGCTCGAGCAGGTAATATAATGTCTATAGTATCAGGTTCTCAAGTTAGATATACTGAAACTAGAACTTCAGACATTGGTAGCACCGCTGCTATAAATGTACAAGTGGATTTAAGCGGAGGAAACCTAAATTTAGAATTGAGTGTTGGAACAATATCAACAACTTGGAATCTTGTATCACTTGTAAGAACAATATAATATGGCTGGAGAATTAATTATACCAAATGGAGTAGTAGTATCAGGAAGTATGGACTTGTCTTTAAATCCATCAACATCTTCCATGGCTGAAGGTACCACTACAAATGCTTTGTCAATACCTGCATATCAAATTGAATTTGACTACGATCAACTTGAAGGAACTTTTGATACTATTCAAACTGGCTCATTAAATGTACAAGGAAGTATAAATTTTAATAATAGCACTGGTGTGCGAGTATTCCCAACATCTTCTGGGGCACCTTCGTTTACTGGGGCAGATGGGCAATTTGTTTTTAGTACAATATCAGGTAATTACTTTATCTATGTGTGGTTGAATGGTGGATGGAGAAGAGCTACCTTAACTACTTAATATTATTAAATTTATGATACGATTTAAACAGAAAAAACCAAATCTGGCTTTTACTCCAAATAAAATAATAAATTATATTTGGTATCAACCAGCCCCTAATCAATTTGTGGGATTACTTGACACCTACCCCGGTGCATCAGTAGCTTATTCCCTTAGATTATTAAGCAGCACTTATGCTGGTTCTGCAATTAGGGTAAGAAGGTCAAGCGATAATACTGAGCAGAACATTGGGTTTAGTTCAGGAGAGTTAGATACTGCCGCCTTACTAAGTTTTTGCGGTGCGGGAAATGGTTTTGTTACTACATTCTACGACCAAAGCGGTAACGCAAAGAACAGTGTACAAACTTCCGCAGGCTCACAGCCAAGAATTGTTTTGTCAGGAAGCTTGGAAACATTAAATTCAAAACCTACAATAAATTACATTTCAGCTACGGCAACGGGTACACCTTTACAAAATGTAACTGCACAAAGCATTTTTACTGTTGCTCAGGTAAATAGTTATAGTTCGCTTCAATCGCTTGTTTCCTTTGATGGGTCCCAATACGGCCCTTGGATTCGCTCTTATAGCCCGAATTATTGGAGAACACCGAATACAGCACCAACAGATACCTTTGATTTCACACATTCAAGTAATATGTACTTTAACGGCAACCTACATACAACAGCAAACAGCTTTTTAAACCCACACATTTTATCATCTTTTGGGTTATCAGCGATTACTAAAAAGTTTGGCATAAGCGACGTTACTTCTCTTGGAAGGTGGTTTATAGGTAAAATGTCCGAGTGTATCGTATATCCAACCAGCCAACAATCAGGATTTAAATCAGGAATCGAATCAAACATGAGTTCACATTATTCAATTACATTATGACAATTTTAGGATATAAATACTTAGTTGAAGCTGACGCTCAACAAGCAAGAAAACAATGTGCTGATTATTACGGATTACCTAAAGCTCCTGATGATGTGACACAATATTGGGTTAATTATCGAATAGCAGAATTAAATGAACCAAAATTTTGGTTTATTGAGTACGATGAAACAATACTAAATATACTAGGGCAACCTATTGAATTTAACCTAGTAGAATCATCAATATGAGGTTGTGAGCCAAAACCACAACCTGATCCATTTTTATAAAAATAAATTTGGCTATTAAAAAAATTATAGTTATATTTATATATGAGTAATTCAATTAATGTTTAACAATTAAAAACAGGTAGTATGAAACAGATCATGTTTGTTTTTGCTGTAGTTGCCTTAATGGCTTCTTGCAGCATCGGTGCAAACTCTGAGGAGACACAATCTGATTCTACTGTACAAGTAGTCGACACAGTTGCTGTGGTTGACACTTTGCAAGTAGAGGAAGTGGTTGCTGAGTAATCAAGAGTGAAAGAAAGAATGAGAAAGGGGGCTAATTAGTCCCCTTTTTTATTTACTACGAGATATTTATAGGAAAACCACTAGATGAATATTCCAATTTGGCCTGGTTCCAGTTCATTCTTTCCTGGGGATACCCCCTTTGGAGAATATGACTACGATTATGAGTTTCAACAAATAGCAGATAAGACTGCAATCTGGTGTGCACAAAGACTTGGATATCCGATTATGGATGTAGAGCTGCAAGCAAGGCATTTTTATATGTGCTTTGAAGAGGCAACTACAGAGTTCGCAAATCAGGTAAATATGTACAATGCAAGAGATTATATGCTTATTGCACAAGGTACAACTTCCTCGATTGATATGACCCAAAAGACTGTAAAGACGAGTCTGGGCAGATTAATCAGCATGGCCAGGAACTACGGCACAGAAGCCGGCTCTGGCGGTAATGTTGATGTAAAAAAGGGGTATGTAACTTCATCACTTAACCAACAAGAATACGACTTAGCTGAGTGGGCTGATGCTAATGAGAGTGGTAGCGAAATTGAGATTAGAAGAGTGTACTATGAAGCACCTCCGGCAATCACGAGATACTTCGATCCCTTTGTAGGTACCGGATATGGTTCACAGCAGCTCTTGGATTCTTTTGGTTGGGGAGCATACTCACCATCAATCAACTTTATGCTAATGCCACTTTATGCAGATGCACTAAGGATTCAGATGATCGAGATAAATGACGAGATGAGAAAGTCTGCATATAGCTTTGAGATCAACAATAACAAACTAAGAATATTTCCAATACCAGACGGAACCTACCTACCTAACATTTGGTTTGATTATATTGTAGTAAAAGATAGAGATAATCCAATACAACATGAAAATGGTAGCTACATATCCGATATCTCAAATATTCCATATTCCAACATACAATATAGCAAAATTAATGCAATTGGAAAGAGGTGGATACAAAAATACACATTAGCTCTTGCAAAAGAAGTGTTGGGTGATGTTAGAGGTAAATACACAACTGTACCAATACCAGGAAACGAAGTAACCTTAAATGGAGTTGATCTTGTAGCTCAGGGCAGAGAAGAGCAGACACAGCTACGAGAAGAGCTGACACTCACCTTAGAAGAGCTATCCAGAAAGGGACAGATGCTAAGAGAAAGCGAAATAGCAGTAGCAATGCAAACACAGCTCGCAAAGGTACCACTTAAAATATATATTAAGTAATGGCACTGTTTGGATCATCCAGAGATATTAGCATGTTTAGGCATATTAATAAGGAACTGATTAATGATATCATTTCTCAAGAGATTGACTATTACCAACTAGCACTAAAGGAGACAGATCTAAACGTATATGGAGAAGCACCAGGTGGCAAGACCTACTTTCCAGCAGTACGAATAGCGTGTTTGATTAGCAGAGATGACCAAACCTGGACAGTAGATGACCAGTTTGGACCAAATGTAACTCAAACAATCCAACTACAGTTCTTCAGAGACATTTTAACAGATGCGAATTTGGTACCAATTGTTGGGGATATCGTTAATTGGAACGGACATTACTGGGAACTTGATAGTATAGTTGAGAATCAGTTATTTGCAGGAAAGGACCCCGACTACAATAAAACAGTAGGTACAGAGTTTGGATCTAGCATATCAATCTTATGTGGAGCACATTACACTAAGATTACCCAAGTACAAATTGAAAACGCAAGAGGCGGAGTATGAGTGAATTAAGACCATCGCCTAGATCGCAAAGGCAAATTATAACACAAACATCTCAGAATGAGGAGGTTAGTGAGCCTATGTACAGTCGTGCAAACGATATTAGAAGAGATGATGATACTGTAAAAGATTTTGCAAGTGGGCTTATTGATATTGACAGTGCAATCAAATACTACTTTGATAACGTAGTTCAGCCAGAGGTTGTAGAAAACGGTACAAAGGTTATCGTACCGAGTATGTACGGTTCTTCTGAAAAGTGGAAAGCAGTTGAGTCTGATGGATATTTAAGAGATAAGAATAGTAAGATACAAGCACCACTTATTGTGTACAAAAGAACAGCGATAACAAAGCTGAGAGAGCTTACAAACAAAGTGGATGGTAATTTTCCACAAGTATATATAAATCAACCAATCCGATGGTCTCCTAAAAACAAATACGATCAATTCTCACGTCTAACTGGGCAAAAGCCAGTTGTTGAGTATATCAACGTAATTGCTCCAGACTACGTCAATCTCACCTATGATGTAGTTGTTTGGACCAACTACTTGGAGCAAATGAATAAAATAATTGAATCTGTTATATACACAGAGGGTAGTTATTGGGGCGAGGTGAATAGATTTAGCTTCAGAGCTACCATAAACGATTATACAAGCACAACGGATGTACTTGATACAGATGATAGAATAGTTCGCACAACCTTCCAGATCAGCTTATTGGGACATATTATAACAGACAGCTTAGCAAAAGCCATTGCCGAGAAACTATCTGGTAAAACAGTATCTATCAGAAAAATACAAACAGATAATAACACAGAATAGCATGAGATGGATTAGCCCAGCTATAATAGTAGGATTACTAGTGTATATACTGTATATGCACTCCTGTAAGCAACTCAATTGCCCAGAAATAGTATCCACCTCAGATACAAATAGAATAACAGTTATAGACACCTTGTACTTCAATAATGGTCCAACGAAAACAAAAGGAAGTAAGCCGGTGGCCTTAGGTCCAGTTACAGATGAAGAGCCAGTTGATTCGGAGCTTATAGCTACTAGGTGTGATAGCACTTATAGATACTCACAGCAGTACGAGGACAGCCTAATTGCTGGTACTTTATATGCAAACGTAAGAGGAACCTTACTCAGCAGTACTTTAGAGTACACACCTAAGTTTCCCAAGTATATAAACAGAACCGATTCAATAACAATTACAAACACAAACACAGTGATTGAAAAAATATACACACGACCATACGGCTTTATCGTAGGTGGGGGACTAGTTATAGATAGGACCTCACAAATGAGTTTTGCACTTGATGTTGGGATACAGTTGAAGCAAGGTGTTGATATAACCTACAGATACGACCCAATCAGAGCACAGCATGGTTTGGGTGCTACATATACATTCCAATTTAAACCTAAAAAGTAGTTATGGAGCAGAAATTTACACAAGAAGAACTAGACTCGATTAAAAAGATTCAAACAAGATATCAGTCTTTAGGAATATCTCTAGTGCAATTAGAGATTTTAAAGAAGTCAATACATGCTGAGTTAGATAAAGTAAAAGACTCGGAAGAAAAGGTAAAAGAAGAAGTTGCGAAGACCAGCGAAGAAGAAGAGCAATTATCAAAAGCACTATCTGAAAAGTATGGAGTAGGTACTTTGGATCTACAAAGTGGCGTTTTTAAGCCGCAGAACTAACGGTTTTGAGAAAGTTACGGATATTTATATTAAAATAAATCCGTTTAAACAATGGCAGAACAAATTGTATCACCGGGCGTTTTCACAAATGAAAATGACCTATCATTTTTACCAACAGGCATTGCTGCACTTGGCGCAGCTATCGTTGGACCAACTTTAAAAGGACCAGCCTTTATACCAACTATAATTAGCAACTACAACGACTTTGTAGCGCAGTTTGGGGACTTGTATGAAGAAAGCTACGTACCTTTTGCTGTTAGAAACTACCTAAGAAATGCATCAACTGTGACTGTAGTTAGAGTACTTGCAGAAGGTGGATACAGCTTTAGCAACTACACAGCAATCGTAGTAAGTGGTTCAACTGGTCAGTTTACAGTAGGTGCAATCTTACCAACTACTACTGTAGGTTTTTCAACTGGAAACAGCTTTAATAAAGCAGCAATCACACCATCAACCGTATCGGTAACTGGTTCTTTTGCAATCACACTATCTGGATCTGGAATTACCGGACAGACAGTATCAGCCTCAGTACAGCCAACTAGCAACATTAATCTTAATACGGTATTTGGTGAATCACCGAAAGGAGCCAAGAAGGGATATATGTATGTGTTGTTTGATAGCTTTCTAACAGACACCAATCTAACCTCATCATTTGTACTTGCTGTAACTGGAAGCAATATCAACTTATCAGGTAGCACCTTCGGAGCATACTCAGCAGCTGCTACACCTTATATAACTTCACAACTAATCCCAGGCCAAGACCCAGCTGAGTTGTTTAGCTTTTACACAACTGGTGATGGTCAAGATACAAACACAGCAGTTAAAGTATCGATCATAAACAACAACCTACCTGGAACCATTGGAGGAACCAATTATGGTACATTCTCTATCTTCGTAAGGCAATATACAGACACAGATCAAAGACCGGTAGTACTTGAATCATTTACGAACTGCAACTTAGATCCAAATTCACCAGACTATATCGCAAGAAGAATTGGTGATCAGTATTACACCGTTAATGCAGACTTTGATGTCGTAACCAACGGTAATTACAGAAATATTTCCAAGTATGTTAGGGTTGAGATGAATGCAAACGTAGATAACGGCTCTGCTCCTGCAAGCTACTATCCATTTGGATTCGAATCATTCCTACAGCCAATCCCAGTACCACAACCACTGCCAACTATGTCTTTGGTAACTCAGTTTACCGAAATTAACGGTAATTATAGCCCCAAAGCATACTACGGTGTAAATTACAGCAACACAGACAACGCAAACTACTTCCAACCATTGGCAAGTGGATCTGTAGCTGGAAACAACGTAAACTTCAATCTCGATTCTAGCTTAGTACACCCATCGGCATCTTTATCAGATCCAAATAGCGTACTTGCAGGTTCTAGAATTATCTCAGCAAGTACCTTTAGTGGTGTTGACGTATCTACTTTCTTGAAATTCACTGTAGGTTTCCAAGGTGGATTTGACGGAGCAGATCCAGCAGTCCCAAAATTTGTTGGTTCAAACATAACAGCAACTAACTTGTTTGGATTGAACCTAAGCAGCCTTAATGCGCCAGGTGGAGTGGCTTATAATAAAGCACTCAACATTATATCTAACGCAGATCAATTTGACATTAACTTACTTGTAGCCCCAGGTGTGACTTTTGAAAAGCATTTGGCTGTGGCAAATCAAATGATCGAAGTAGCAGAGGATAGAGGAGACACCTTCGCAATTATCGACCCAGTAGTACAAGGTAGTACTTTGGCTGGAGCAATTGCAGCGGTAGATGGTTTGAATACAAGCTATGCAGCAACTTACTGGCCTTGGGTTAAAATACTTAATCCAAACACCAACAAACCAACCTATGTACCACCATCAGTAGTCGTACCACAAGTAATCGCATTTAGCGACTCAGTATCAAATGAGTGGTTTGCACCAGCTGGTTTAAACAGAGGTGGCATTGGATCAGCAGTAGACGTAGAGTATAAACTTTCTAAATCAAAAAGAGATTCGCTTTACCAAGCAAATATCAATCCAATTGCAACCTTCCCTAACCAAGGAATCTGTATTTGGGGTCAGAAAACATTACAATCAACTTCATCTGCACTTGATAGAATCAACGTAAGAAGACTGTTAATAGCATTGAAGAAGTTTATTGCATCGTCTTCAAGGTATCTAACCTTTGATAATAACACCGATGAAACCCGTCAGAAGTTTATCAGCGTAGTGACTCCATACTTGCAATCAGTACAACAGCGTCAAGGTATCTATGCGTTCAGAGTTGTAATGGACGAAACAAACAACACTCCTGATGTAATTGATAGAAATATTATGTACGGACAGATTTACATTCAACCAGCAAGAGCTGCTGAATTTATCGTACTTGATTTCAATATCTTACCTACGGGTGCTAGTTTTGATAACGTATAAATTTAAAACGCAGATACTTATAATAAAAGATAGACTATGGCAAATCTAGTAGCAGCAGACGAAATGTTCTTTAAGAATTACGAACCGAAGATGAAGAATCGCTTCATCATGCGGATGGGTGATACAGGCATTCCGTCATTCCTTATAAACAAGGTATCTCGTCCAAACCTTGAGTGTGGTGAGGTAGTTATCGATCACATCAACATTATCCGTAAATTGAAAGGAAAATGTAAGTGGGCAGATATTACAATGACCTTATATGATCCAATCGTACCATCAGGTGCTCAGGCAGTAATGCAGTGGGTAAGAACTTCTCACGAATCTGTAACTGGTCGTGATGGATACTTGGACTTCTACAAAAAAGACCTTGAAATTGACGTACTAGGTCCAGTAGGAGATAAGATCGAAAAGTGGTCCATTAAGGGTGCATTTGTCAAAACAGCCAACTTCAACGACTTAGCATGGTCAGAAGGTGAAGCATTCACAACTATCGACCTTACACTGGGTGTTGATTATTGTGTACTTGAGTATTGATTTATTAATTTAATTAAGAGACCGGCTTCGGCCGGTTTTTCTTTTTCCCGACTATTTATAGGAAACACTTAAATCTATATTGTTATGTCAGACATTGTTAACGACGAGTACCCAAACAAGCAAGTTATTTCAAACGATCAACTTAAAGCACAATTAATGGCTGAGCACACTAGCCCAGCTAAAAACGACTTTCCAACAGAGGTAATTACCTTACCATCCAGAGGACAGTTTTACCCAGAAGGGCATCCATTAGCCTCCGGTCAGATTGAAATGAAGCATATGACAGCTAAGGAGGAGGATATCTTATCATCTACAAACCTAATTAAACAAGGTGTAGTGATCGATAAGCTATTGCAATCGCTAATTGTAACAAAGGTAAACTACAATGATCTGTTACTTTGCGATAAGAATGCAGTATTTGTAGCAGCAAGGGTACTTGCTTATGGTCCAGACTATGAGGTAGAAATTACATGCCCAAGTTGTGGACAAGTTAGCAAGCACGTTGTTGATTTGCAGGACTTTGGTGAGAAGTTAATTGATTTTGATTTACTACCTAAGCACACAAATAGATTCAATTATACGTTCCCAATTGGCAAAAAGAGCATAGAATTTAAAATGCTGACACATGGTGATGAAAGTAGCATTGTTGAGGATGTTAAGAGGTATAAAAAGCTATCAAAGCTATCAGGAGTAGATCCAGAGCTTTCAACCCGATTGAAGCATATTATCATATCTGTAGAAGGTGATGAAAGCAAAGCAACAATTAATAGCTTTGTGGATAACTTATTATCAAGGGATTCACTGGCATTTAGAAATCACTTAAAAGCAATAACACCAGAGCTAGAAACAACCTTTACCTTTGAGTGTCCGCATTGTGATCATGTTAACGAAAAGATGGGGATGCCCATCAATGTTAATTTTTTTTGGGTTGGGGCCTAATTACCGCCCCCAAATTTACGACCAACTCTTTGATTTGATGTATTATGGCAATATGGGGTTCAATTTCACCGAACTCTATAACATGCCGGTCTTTCTGCGAAACTATTACTATCGTAAGCTGGTAGATGTTAAACAGAAGGAAAAAGAAAGACAGGATGCTGAAGTGGATAAAATTAACTCACAAAGCAATAGATTTCGAAAAAGGTGATATTTATAGGAAAACCGCTATATGAAACCTAGTGAGCAAATATTGCGTGAAGAAATACGCCGTTACATAAAAAAGGTAGTTAAGGAAAATAAAGAAGCAGATGCTGAGTGGGTTGTTGATAAAATAGTAACAGCACTGGATGCAGCCCTGAGCAAAAAGAAGGATTACCAGTA